GCTTGTTTTTGAGGGATGCGATCACGCTGTCAGCTAAGACAGAGGGAGCGGCTTGGATGGAGTTAGCCATGGGTTAGGATAATATGTGGGGAAAAAAGATTGCTCAGCGAAGGGCGGCCTTGATGGCTGCACCATGCTTAGCGAAGAATGCCGAACGTTCTGCACCCTGGAGGGAAAGATACTGTTCGACTAAAGAAAGTTTAGGAGCGTCGGTAGTCTCAGGGGACGACTCGACAGGGTTCACGCCAACCGAAGCACAAACCTTAGCGGCTTCGACTGATGCGGAAACTGCGTTGCCTTCGAGTGAAGCGATGCGAGCAATCAGCTCGGCCTTCTCAGCAGTGAGTCCGTCGATGGCGACAGTCAATTCTGCGAGCTTGGCATCTTTAGCGACAATGTCAGTCTTAGCGCCTTCGAGAGCAGCAACCTGTTCGGATGCTAACTTTTCAAAGCTGACGCGGATTTCGTCACGCTCGGTAGTGACTGCGACGACGCTGGCTTCAGCGACTGCGAGTAATTCTTCGATTGTTGGCTTCATGTTATACTCTTGGTAAAGATGGCAAAATTATTTAGCCTTAGGTTTGAACGTGCGAGCCACGGCCTTACCGTTTAACTCTCCTAAGAGTTGATTGAAGGAAGTTGTGAGACCTGTGACTAGTCCCTTTGATGCGGCAACCTTGCCGGAGAATACTTGGCCTTCCATGTCGGAGTCGGACACGCTTGAGCGCTTAGCCTTAACCGCGGAACGGAAGTCTGCATGGATTGCGTTCACTTGTTCTTGCAGATCTGCCCGTTGGCCTTCGGAGAGCGATGTGCCTTCGATGCCTGCACCTTTCAAAGTTCCCGATTTAATAACTTCCATCTTCACGCCCATAGACTCGTAAGCCTTGGACACGTCAGCAAAAGCCATATAAACACCGATTGAACCAACCGTTGCCGAAGGGGTAGCGACTACTCGGTCGGCTTGTGAGCCAATCCAATATGCAGCCGAAGCCATCTCGGTATCAGTAAAGGAGACCGTGGCTTTCTTCGATTGTGCCAACATCATTCCGACTTCCTCAACGCCTGTGACCGTACCACCAGGGGAAGAAATGTCGATTAGGATGGTCTTAACTTCTTCGTCCTCCTCGTAATCGTGGAGAGCATTTGCAAAGTCGTTCAAGTCTACTGCACCTGTCATTTTATCTAAAGGCGAAAGAGACTTACCGATGACACCTTGCAGAGGAATGATACCGACTGATCCAGCCTTGTAAGGCTTAGGGGCAGAGCCGAATAGTGCGGCTACCATGTCGGTAAAGCCCGCAGCCTCGGCAGCCTTTTTGTGATCCGTAGCCTTGGCAGGGTCGATGAGTAAAGCCTCACGGCCTGAGAGAGCATTGGTTAGGAAACGCATAAAATTATGGAGTAGGAGTTGTGCCAGCCGTCGTCGTGCCCGGCTGAACGTTAGTCATTTTATAAAGTAGCTCGAACGGAACGCCCGAGGAGACTGCGAGGTCACGGATGAACGCCATGTCTTGAGCACGTTTCTGCATCTCCTCGCGGAAGTCCATTCCACGCTGTGAATATAATTCAGACATGGACATAAGACCCATTTCTATATCGGCTCGGTCGTTTGCCGCCTCACGGCCTGCGTCCACGGTCACGCGCTTAGGCGTAGTCCAGGAGACTTTGTTCCATTCGGGATTGTCGGGAAGGTCGCCATTTGCGATAGCGTCACCGATGAGGTAGCCCCATGTAGGGTTCGCTACTTTGTCGATGAGTATACCTTGATGGCGGGAAGCCACACGATCCATCTTGGCGACGATGAGACGAACCGCAGCCGAGGTCAGTTTGCTGGGGTCGTTAAACTCAACAGGCATTACGCCACGGTGAGCGTCGGCTAATACTTCACCGATAAATCCGAGGAAGTTGGTGTTAGGGCGTTGGCTTGCTTTTAGGTCTAAATCTTCTCCAGGCTCAAGAGCGATGAAGTCGCCACCGCCACCATTTTGGATAGCGTTTGCTGCTTGAGGGTTCGATGAAATCTCGGAAGCCAAGTCACCAAACTCGCCACCGTTACGTTTCAGTACGCGAGTAATGTGGGCGTGGTCTTTGACTGCTTTCTTTTCGAGAGCAAGTATCTCCATTAAGTCTTGGAGGTCATTCCAAGAATGTTGCATGATTGGCAGACCACGAACGCCTGAGACAAACTCAGAGTCGCAGATTTGCATCATGCTGTTCGCTAAGATTTGGCGGGACGTGCCATCAGAACGGATAACGTTAAAGGCAGTTACCTCTCCGTAAGCTCCGGTCATTACACCATCCCACATTCCTGCGGGTGGTTCGCCTTGGGCTGGGTTAGCGACGCGGTGTGCCTCGATGCCTTGCAACTTTGCAGTGCCTGAACCGTTGCGTACTTTTGCTAGGAAGAAATCACCATCGACGACCCAGCGACGTTCGGCAATGCGGAGCAAATCGTTAAACGAAAAGCGTCCGGTAATGTCTAAACGTTTTGTGACATCATTCCAATATGCTAACGCCTGAGCGTTCCAATCGGAGTCTGCAGTCGAAGGCTGAGCTGAGAAACCATCGCCCACGGTGTAGAGCACCAAGTCGCCAACCATCGCACGAATAGGGCCACTGTTCCTTTCGCCCCAACGCATCTTGCGGAGCATCTCAATACGTGCGCCATAAGTTAGGTCACGCTTCTGATCCTGAGCTGGGGAGAGCAGTAAGAATGAGCGACGCCCATTGTACCGCGTACTTTCGTAGCCGGCTGCCGCGTTAGCCTTTGGGGCTTCCGAGGGCTTGCTTACTTTTGGCTTAGTTAATTTCTTAGGAGCACGTGCCATAAATTAAAAGCCGTCGAAGCGTCGGTAGTCGGTGCGAAGAATTGTCGAACGAACACCGTAGGTATCAGGGTCAAGTAATTTGAGGGCATGCTGGCACTCGGCTAGGACTTCTTTAGGAGCCATCACAAATTGCTTGCTCACGTTGGAGCCGCTATCGCTGTAACTCATAATGGTCTTTCCTTCTTTGAACATGGCTACCGCCTTGTCGCGGATAGCAAGGATGTCAGACTCTGTTAAGCCGATGAAGATGCCGGAAGCCATTATCTATGGTGAATGGTGAAAAGTGCGGGTCGAGTCACTTGATATCTACTTCGGAAGTTTCTGTTGAAGTGTCGTCGGCCTTGTCTCGACCCACTATGCCCCAGCGAATAGCGATAAGCATCGACAGCACTTCGCAGTCGAGAGCGTGATTATCCTTTTTACCCTGCGGAAGTATCCACATCGCTTTGCCGGTGCGCTTATCCCTCACGCGTACCTCGGCATCCATTTGCTCAGCGTACTCAGTCGGTGCGTCGAGCGGGAAGGTGTGCAACTTACGCATACGCAAGCCGTGCAGAATGTCTTTAAGTGAGACTGCAGAAAAAATAATAAGACGAGCCGCACGCACCGCTCCTGGTACTGCCACTCTCTGCGGATCAGAGTAAATGCGACGCCCGCCCTTGACCGTGAAATCTTCCTGCCCGCTTCCCTTCGATACTTTCCAATCACGCTTCGAGGCTTCGGAATAAACGAGCTGCGTTTGGTCGCCTGAGTCCACCATCACCAGCCCCTTGTTCACGTTATGGGCTTTGGCTAACGCGTCCAATTCCTGCCAAGTGTCAACCTTGCCGAAGTAGCGCATCCGAGACTCGCCACGTAATGACCAGGAGCGAATGACCGCCCAAAACCAACCACGCTGTACGTCGATGCCCATCGTTCGGAAAGGTATTGAGCCAGCGGCCTTCTCGCTGTCCACTCCCTGCAATTTACCGCGAGCGTTAATCGTGGCCTCGTCATCCCACGCGTCGGCAAGTTTGTACTCGGATGCCTTAGCGTCGGTAATCATCGTGCCGCCTTCTTCGCTCCATGGCATCGCCAGCCGCTTCTGTTTGAAGATACGCCTCGGAGCATTGTCACCGTACTGCTCTGCCGCCTCAGAGGCCTCAAGCATCATTACCCCTAACTCGCCCCAGCTCATTTGTGCGAGGCTATTCCAATGCAAGCCCACGTGCCCGCTAATCGACGCAGCACCTGTCGCTATAAACTCGCCACGCTCATTTGCCGTAATACGTGTGCCGTTGGTATCCGGTAATCTTTCGCGGCAACTTATGCACTCGTACGTTGTGCCCTTCGCTACTTTTAATTTATCCCAGCCAGCAGTAGACTTGGCGTCCTCGGGGAAGCGTACTTGTTCCCATACCCACGGCTGGAGAGCGTCGCACTTCGGGCATCGAAAATGCCAATCCCTTCGATCCGTGGACTGCCAAGCCAAGTCAAAGTCGTCGCCAGCGATACCGCCCTGCGATGCAAAGATGCGTTTGCCCATCCAACCGAAAGCCGTCACACGTGCGGATGCCTCAGCCATGTGTGATTTTGGCCATAACCATACTTCGTCTGCTATCAACCAGCGTATAGAACGACGCTGTAAGTTTTTATCGTTATGCGCGCCTAACACCCAGCAGGTCATGCGGTCAAAGAGAATGGTCGAACTGCGGTCTAACTCGGGCACGAGTCGGTCTTTTACTGCGGGGCAATTATCAAACAAAGGTCGAAGTGTTAGTAAATTAAAGTCTCGAGCGTTTTGGTCGTTGTCTTGAAGAATTAAAGTCGGCCCTGGTTGCCTTGCTGCGATGTGACAAGTCGTTAGCCCTAGCGTCAGCGTCTTACCGCTTTGGATAGATGCCAAGATAAGGCAGAGAGATACGCTCGGGTCGGTGGTGATCCGTAGCGCCGCGGCTACCCAAGGATACCGCTCAGGGTTATACGGCCCGCTGAACGGTGAGCCGGGGATTGCCGTCACGTTTGCCGCCATCCAATCCACAACGTCACCTGTGTCTGATGGACGGAGCACCGAGCGACCTAATGCGATGAGCGACGCGTCAGCCATGCTTTGTTTCTTTCTCGATTATTTTTTTCAAGATGCGACGCTTCTTATCTCGAAATGGTCGAGATGGCTTAGGCATCTTTTTGCGTTTCATCTTTGGATAGAATGTTGCGGGCTGAACGTACCCAAGACTCAAGAGCCTTAATCGCCATTGCCGGATTGTCGGGGTTGCACTTCTCGGCACAGTCGAGTCCGAGCTTGTCGAGCACCGCGAGCACTTCGCCCATTAACTGACGCATAGCCTCCTCGGCTTCCTCGCGCTTAACGAAGTCACGAGACTCTTTCAGTCGCACCTTCTGCTCGTCCTCTAGCGCCATCAAAGTTTTTAGCGATGCGTTGTACGCCGTTTGATACTTGCCCTGGTTGCTGTCGCCCTGATCCATCGAAGCCTCCCACACGCCTTGAGCCTGTGAGACTAAACGCCGATGCTGCTCAATTGTAGTTTTTAGCGTGCCGTCGTCGAGCGAGTCCGGTGTGACCTTGGCCTTCGGTGCGGGCTTCTCGCGTCCGTCTACCTGTGCATCACGCCATGCCTTGGCTTCCTCGATGCTACTGATGGGCATCCCCTTGCGAACAAGCGTTGCGATGTACTGAGGCGTGACCCCTAGAGCCTTAGCGATGTCTTTCAGTTGCAGGGCCATCAGCGTTTACGCGGCTTGGCTGGCTTTGCTAATAAGGGCCGTTTCTTCAACTTCTTCCCCATTTTTTCCCCGGGGTGCGTTGCCA